AGGATGATATGTTTTTGAATAGTCAAACATATAATCAACTATTCCTTTTTTAGCTTCTCCAGGAATACCAAGTACAGGAATACTTCTTTTTCTTAAATAATCAAGAACATAAATATTGTTATCTCCATCTACAGCTATAGCAATTATTACACTATAGTCAGCATCTCGCCTAACACTATCTGTTGCTGGGTCAACTCCTACAAAAACATTTACAGGTCTAACATCTCCATCTATTTGAAGAAATGATATTCCCGATTCCTCTTCATGCATAAATGTTCCATCATAATATTTAATATGTTCTCTAGTAAAGATAGAATCATCTTCACTCTGAACTTCCATCATATATTCTTGGAAGAACTTATATGGCTGACCTGAGTCAGCATAGAATTTTTTCTTTCTCTCCATCTCCTTTTTACCAAACCAACTATTCCATAGCATGGTTCCATCAGGCTCTATTGCTTTTTTGAGAACAACATCCCAGGAAAAGTCATTACCTTCACTAACAGATTTTTCATAATTAACGATAAGGTTGTTAATAAAAGAATCGAAATGCACAGGAGTCCCATTAATGCGTAACCTACCAGTCCCAGGCTCAAGAGCAGGGAATACCACAGCAGTGATAAGGTTGGAATTCTTTGACCTAGCCTCTGGCGTAATTGTATTATTTTCATCTTCAAAATCATCCAATATTATTAAGTCATATCTTTTATGCAATTTAGCACCACCACGAATACCAGATATATTAGACTTAGATATTAACTTACATCCATTGCTAGTCTCTACATCTGTCTCAGTCCATTTGGTACCTTTTAAATTTCCAAAGAAGTATTGAATCCTCTCATTAAATTCTAAATGATATTTAATATAATCCATATTACCTGTAGCTAATTTAGCTGTAGCAGAAACCCATCCATAAAACAAAGGGTCCTTTGTAAAACAAAATGCTTGTAATATATCACATTTAGTTAAAACCGTCTTTCCATGACCACGTGGTAATATAATTGCCGTCTGTTGTTTTTTAGGGTCAGTAATAGTATCTGCTATTTCATAGTGAAATGGAGGTGTTTCACTTCTCATAAAATCATCTGGCAAAAACAATTTGCCAAATGCTATTAAGTCTTTCTTTGCAAGATGTAGTGCTTCGTTTTGCTTAGCAACATTATGCTTGTTAATGTTCATTATTTTCTATTGCGTATTCTAATAATTTCTTCTTCCAGATTAGATGAAGTAGTAGCAGCATCCATAAAAACATCTTCTTCGGTACGTCCTTGCTGTCTTTGGTATCTTGAACTATCCGCTATAACAGCCGCCTCATTAAGTCTATTACCCTCCTCGTCCCACATTGGTTGAATTTCTTGCTTTTGTGGTACATAAGGTTTAAAGCCTGTAGTATCTCTTCTTATATCAGGTTCTGGATAATTAAGTCCTCCTGTTGCCTCTAAGTTTTCAATTTTAATTTTCCTAGACCTTTGTGCAATTTGACTTCTTCTAAAATCAACATCTTCCTGACCTAAGTAATCTCTCTCTTTTCTTCTTAAGTTCCAATCATGGTCATTCCCTCTAGCATCATAATAAAGTTGATATTCAGCTCTAGCTTCTGGAGTAGTTCCTCCTGTATTCATAGTAGGTACGCCTCCTGCCTTCCAAAAAGATTCACCTACTCCACGATGGTAAAGAACTTGTCTTTCCTCAAGCTTTTCCCAAAAAGCATCTCTAGATGCTTCACTTACATTATTTGCATCCCAAAAAGCTTCCATATGTCTGCCATGAATAGCTATGAATTCTTCTTTCCCAAGTTGCCCATTCATCATTGCAAGATAATCTTGATAAGTATCTTCAGCTCTACGGTCTCCAATAGACGTTCCATCTACTTTTCTACTCATAAAGTCGCCTGCTTCTACAGGTCTATAAGTAGCATCTTCAGGTATTTCTTCTCCTGACTTATATACTTTGCTAGTTATTCTAGTTCTTTTACTCTCTCCCACTTTACCTGTTGATACACTAGTTATTGTAGCTCCGTTAACAACATCACGCTGTTCATATGTAGAATCATTCATATGCCCTACAGCTAATTTAGCATCATTTTGATTTTCACCTTCAATCGGAATAGTAGGTGCGACTCTTGGAGTTCCTTCTACAATTTTACTTGTCGTCTCACCCTCTCCTTCAACAGAAGTAAATGCATTTATTCCTGCATCTGATTCCTCTACGAAATTAAAGACCTTATCTTCATCTTCAATTATTTGTTCTAAACTCATAATATTATTCCTTTAAAAAAATTGCCATAATTTAACATATAATATAATTAATTAAAAATATCATTTCCAATCAATTATTAATAAGTATATTAGCATTAATACAATAGCCACTATACTTAAGAATAAAGATGCCTCTATAAAAAAAGTAATCCAGACAGGCATTATTTTATTTCTTTAGGTCTTTCTGCTGTGTCTAGCATTTCATCACTAAACCCTTTAAATTGAATAGCTGTTTGAGATTGAACCTTTACAGAGCTCTTATCTTCAAGGTCCATTATATCAGATAGTTTAAATAATGCTTTAAGTCTAGTATCAGCTTTCTCTGCCATATCTGCTTCAGACTTAATTCCTCTTAATACATAATCTTCATTAATACCGATTTCTTCTAATATAGGTTTCAACTCTTCTTTCATAGCAGTCTTTATCCTTTTTGTTTTTATAAGATTTACAGCCTTAACTCTAGCATATCTTTTATTATTAGTTGGAAATGCTTTAATATATGCATCTTCAGGTGCCATACCTGATGAAACATACGTAACAAACAATTCTTCAGAGCTTGTTAGCCCTTTCCTATTTTGAACCACTTCTTCAGGACTATTGCTACCCCCGAACGAATATATATTGGCCCGCTTGTTCGTATCCATTTGTACGGAAGTTTCAGCAATAAAAGTGCCAGTGCAAGTCCCGATATAGAAAACTTCTCCATTTTTTCTTAACATCTTTCCTTTGCGAAGTATTTGAATAATGCTCTCATCATCAGCCTTTACCCAATCTCCAATATTACCCTTACGCCAGTCGCTTATTATATTTAAGGACGGAGCTTCTTCCATATTTTCATATACCTTATGGTATGCTCCATTTACTTTATAAACTCTCATTATGCTTCTCCTACTTCGTAGCACTCCTTTATAATAGCGATTGAATCTTCATCCCAACTATCAAATATATCAAATCCGTCTATTTCGTAAAATAATACATCTTCGTCTTTAGTCAGGGATTCTTCTATATACTCTACTTCGTCATTTGATGAATCATAGCATATTTCTAATTTATATGTATATGTTGTTTTATCTTTGTCTTTAGGCATGTATTAATATAGCTATAGACCTATCTAATTACAAATAAAATCTTAAATAAAAAAGGGCGTACTAATCCCCTGAAGGGGTCTTATGTTTTGTCTTGAATTTTAGATTTCGTTAAAAGCCAGTTCCCTTTATCACCAGTGCTTCGGTAAAGCTCGGCTTAATTAGTCAATAGTGACATCTCAATCTCATCCTGCCTTTATCCACACTAGGTCAATTCGACCCATACTTAAACTTATACTAAAACCATTTTCGAAAGCTGTAGGTGAAAAACCCTTTATCCTATATGGAGAGTAAAACCAACGTCTAACCCATTTAGCAGAACCATTTCAGGGGTACTAGTTGGGTGATAACTAAAAAGTTGCTTTCTTCAGGTTTATAATATAAGTGTGAGTACTATCACAAAACAAGAATTAGTTTCAAAAATTGGGGCATTTTAGTGGAGACCTAGTATTTATAAAGGGTGCCCCTTGATATCTCTTTTTGATATATTGATTTTCGTTAGAAACGATTTCAATTACAAAAGAGCTCTATCAATACAGTTACTATTAATATTAATATAGGAGTTTATTTATTATGAATGAACATATATACATACCTGTTTCTTTACGCCTCATCAAATGGAACAAAGAAACAGTAGAGAATGGGACTATTGTCCAAACACCAAAGCAGTGCTATGCCTATACTACTTCACAAGGCAGAGACATGAACATCAATGGTGTTTCAATGAATACTACTACTACTTGCTCTATCAATGGAGTAGATATTTCTAGCAAATCAACAGGTCTATCTTATGCCAAATGGTTATGGGATATGACATCTGATATGTATAGTGCTTTGATAGATGAAGGTTTATCCAAATGCTTTATCAAAGTTACATACAATGATACATTATCTGATATTGTTGATGAAGAAATTATCTCAACTGATGAATACAATGCTATTCAAGGCAACAAGCCATCTGTTGATGATTATCTTTCATTGCAAGCACAAGCAGTTTAGTGCAGATTTAGGCTCAAAGGGAACAAGTTTCCCTTATATTATCGTAAATGCAGAGTGAATGACCTGTCCTCACTTCCTCAAGCTTACCCATAAGTTATCTTTTATGGTCTTCGCTCTGTATTTATATATATAAACGTGTATCAAACTATGATATGTATTGTAACTGTTATTTTATTCATAAACTACTATAAGGAGAGTTTTATGGGTTGGTTACCAAGGGACTATCGAGTGCGGTGTTTAGCGACACCTAAAGGCTATAATGGCACGGGTCACAAGTCCCACAAATTTAATTAAACAACAAAAGGAGATTGAGATGGGAGTAATAACATTTTTACTATTTGTAGGTATTTTAGCTGGTATTTTTGCAACGCTTGATATTGCAAGAGCAAGACATCGTAAAAGATGTGAGCAGCTCAAAGCTTATATTAAGTTCTTGGAGTCAGGTGAGCACATTGAAGATGCTTATGATGGTGCTAGATGGATTGAAGAAAGAGCACATCATCGTTTGGAGTGTGATATTCAAGATATTAATTACATAGGAGATGATAATCATGCCTAAACATATTTCTGAAGGTATTATCTCTGTATTAAAGAAATGGCGAGCCAATACGAGTTCGCCAAAGAAACAATATCATTGTTATTGTGGTAGTCTTCAATTAATATGTCAAGTTCATCGTAATGACCCTATTGCTAATAGCATAAACCCTGAAGCTGTTAAGGCTTATTGGGACAGGCGAGATGGTGTCTATAACAAAAGAAATGAAGAATATGATAAGATGATGGGTAAAAGTATAAGGAGACATAAATTGCTTAAAATTAAATCAATATTAAAATATATAATCTCTTGGGATTTCAGTCATTTAAGAATTAAAGAGACATTCTTTGGTCCTAAAGACATGAGAACTTGGGAGAATAGATGGGCTTGGATAAGACTATTTAATGGTCTTATTGAATTTAAGCTTCATCTACATAATTGTACCTATAACAGACCTTGGTATTATGGTATTGTTATAAGGTTTAGAGTAAGTATTTGTGGTGTTTTTAAACCACATTTAGTATTATGTATTGGTCCCGACGCCAATTCATATTAAATAATTGGGGATGGTATTGTCCTTTTGATGGTTTTCAAGTACTGTTTAAGACATGATTGCTGCTGTCCCCATAATAATCAATAAATAAGGAGTATTATGAAAGAAGTATCAGTAGATAGTCTTAGAGATAAGCACTCTAATCTAGATAATTATATTAAAAGACTAGAAGATAGTAATTATCAGCTTAAACAGGGATTAGAGAAACTTCAGGCCACATTAAGGCTTGAGAGATTACAGTCTATTCATCTTAAAGAAATGATTATACAAGATGATTTAAATTTTCAAACAAAAATAGAAAAGCTAAAGGAAGAATGGTATAAAGGAGTATTAAATGGCTAAAGATAAATTAGGAAGACATATAATTGGTATAGATGATGGATATAAAAACTTTAAAGAATCACATGAAGCTAAGATGAAGAGAATGGGTTATGAAGACTATCAGGCTACTAAAGAAAGACGTGTAGGTGGTAAATGGTCTAATATAATATCTCATATGGATGCTCTATGGCATGGTGAAGAAGGTCCTGATGGTTGTGTTAAATGTACAAGATATGAAGAAATACTTTATAATGCTTTTGACCACATAAATGAATTAAGTAATAGAAATCTTAATGATATGGCTACTATGCATCGTGATGATATGATTAAAGATGTTGACGATGAAAGGCTAAAGAATGAATGGAAAGAGCAAGAAATGTATTTGAAGCACGGTCAAAGCCTAATAGAGTCAAGAGAAGAAGTAGAAGATGAGAATATTAAGCTTGAAAGAAAGATTAGAGAGCTTGAATCTAAAGTCATAAGCCTAGAAGAAGAGAACGCACATCTTAAAGTAGATACAAGAGTTTCATCTGAAGATGTAGAGTCAATGGTCAAAAATATATTAAATATAAAGGAATGTAATGAATAGAGATAAATATGTAGAGTCATATAAAACTCGCAATGGTAGCACCAAGAATGCTAATAAATCTTATAATAGATATTTAGAAGGTGTTAATAAACAAAATAATCAAGCCAATAGACAAGCTAAGTTTAAAGCTAATGAGCTAAAGGCACAACAAGAAAGAGAGGCGTTAAATGGATGAACCAGAAGACTTTAAAAAGAGAGTATTTTGGCTAGATGGATTTGAAGGTGCAGCCCGTAGCGGATTACACTATCGTAGTAGAATAGGTGTAGATATTGAAGAAGTAGAAGCTAGATTCGGTGTTAAAATTGTAGCTATAGCTGTAGAGCCAGACCATGAGTCTGGTAAAGCTTCTTGGACTATAGAGTTTATAACTGAAGTCCCTGAAGATGAAGTAAATTAATAAATATGAGAGAGTGGAGAGCTGTTATCGCGAGAGCAGACTGGGACGTTACATAAAGTGTTTATTCCCACATTGACACTCTCTCGCTAACTAAAGGAGGAGTATGTTAGACGGTGGTGCGATTAAACATGCTTTAAATGAGTGTCAATTATCTAGGGAACAGAACGAGCTCTGGGATGGAGAGCCTGATATGTATATTAACCAAGGATGGATTGAAGCATTAGAGTATGTATTACAAGTAAGTGAAGATAAAAGATATTTTATACAAGTCAATTTTGATAAAATAAAGGAGAAGTTATATGAGCAAACTAGGAAGACCTAAAGGCAAGAAGATGGATGATAAAGATAATATATTTGTTGGATTATTAATGCCAAAGAAATTAGCCGAAGCTTTAACTAAGGCTGCAGCTAAAGATTTTAGAAATAGAACTCAACAAATATTATGGGTATTAACTGACTATATTGATAGTAAAGAGATTAATGAATCAGATAATCAACCACTTTATACAGAAGAAGAATTAAATCATATGTATAAACAATATAAGGAGAGTGAATAATGGGAATGGATGTATATGGATTAAATCCTAAGCACAATGAAGTTAATCAAGATGATTTCGAAGTTTATCTTAAGTATTCAGCTATGGAATTTGAAGATAAATGGAAAGCTCTTGAGAAAGATAAAGATTTAAAAGATAAATATTGGAAGCAACAAAGAGCTTTTGAAGATGTAAATCCTGGTAACTATTTTCGTAATAATGTATGGTGGTGGAGACCATTATGGCATTATGTATGTCAAGTATGTGATGATATATTAACAGGTGAAGATATGAATGGATGTACTGATAATTCAGGATATAAAATAGATGAGACTAAAGCTCTTCAGATAGGCATAAGATTACATGCTGCTGTATATGATGGTAGTGCTCAAGAATGGAAAGAAGGTTATGATAAAGAAGTAGCTCAATTACCTAAAGAGCCTTGTTTTAGATGCAATGGCAATAATCGTGGTCACAATAAAAAGAAAGATTGTAAACCTTGTGATAAAACTGGAGAAAGAGAGAACTTCCAAGCAAATTATCCATTTGACGTAGAAAATGTAAAAGCTTTTGCTACATTCTGTGTTGAATCAGGTGGTTTCGAAGTCTGTTAATTTGTAAACGAAAAGGGAGAGTCCTTATATCGTGAGTTATAAGGGTGGGTTTTTCAAGTGCCCTCCCTGGGCAAGTGTCTTCTTATCCCATTGATTAGCTCTCCCTTTAAATTAAGGAGAAATAAATGAGTGATTTTACCTATGAACTGTTATACACACTAGAGGCTATTACTAATATCGGATTTAGAATAGCAGTTGTATACTTAATAATACAATACCTAAAAATAAGGAGTTTAAAACAATGAGTGAAGTAACCAAAGAAGAGTTTGAAGCATATAAAAGAGTTCAAGTAAGTGGAATGTATAATATGTATACGCCTGAAGCTATAAGAGAAACTGGTTTAGACAAAGATACATATTTCAATGTAATAAAAAACTATAGTGAATTAAATAAAAAATACTCAGGAGAAACTGATGAATGATGTAAAAATAGAGTTAATACTTCCAAATAGAGATGAAGATAAAGATGATATAGCATATATTATCAGTAGAATATTAGAAAAAGCTGATATAGACAACTTTATAGGAGAAACAAGTTATGAGTGATTGGCTAAGTGTATGCTGCTCTGCTGAACCACATTATATGTTTGAAATGAGTGGAGATGCTTACATAGGAATAACTGGATTATGCTCTGGATGTGGAGAACACACTGAATTTAAGGAGTATGACGATGAAGAAGAAGGCTAAAAAAGGATGGATTCTCAATAAAGGAATTAAAAAATTCTATCATTGGGAGTCTTTCATAAGTGAATGTAGATATTATACTAAAAATCAAGAAAAGGCTCCATATAAAATGATATATGTTGGGCCAGAATATGAAAAAATATCAAAGGAGATAGACAATGAAATATGAATATGAATGTCCTAAATGTGAAAACTATATGGAACAAGTAGAATTTTCTGATGGACATGCTAAGCCAGAAGGATTTCCAGGATTATTATGTAATTACTGTCATTTTTCTGTCGCTGGAGATGAAGAACTATTTAATTATTTATTTGACAACTAAAAAAGGAGCTATCATGGCAAAAATAAGTGAAGCACAAAGAAAACACTTTGTGAATAGAATACAATCTAAAATGGGCGAAGTAATATCTAGCCTTAAACAACAAAATGCAGCTGAAATAACAAAACAATCTGATGAACACCTTGATGAATATCTTAAAACTATTGGTGTTGTCGAAGATTTAGAGTCTTTGGAAGAACTTGAAGCAGCAAGAGATAAAGTAGCTAAAAGATTACAGGTTAATTGTGAAAAGATACAGAATATCTTAAAAGAAGCTGGTCATATAGACCAATATGATGAAGTTCGTTTTTGGGACAGTGATAATGCAATGAAATATAGAGAAGCTTTTAGAAAATTCTGTAATATTACTTGCTCTAATCATAATGTAAATGGCATATCTGGAGAGATAGCTAAATTAGAAGCTAAAAGAGATGAAGCTATTGATTTCTTGTATGGATTATCTGAAGAAAGTGAACTAATGCATGGTGTGACTAAGATATTAGAAGGCACTAATGTTAAACTAATAGGATAGGAGATAAAAATGAATAGTGAAGCAGAAATGTATAGACAATGGGTTGATATTGCTGAAAAAATACTATTAAATAAAAGAATAGTAAAAATAACATGGCAATCAGAAACTGAAGCTCATGAATCATTTGGTTGGCATAGTAGAGCTATAGAACTTCATTTAGATGATGGTACAATTATAGTGCCTCAAAGAGATGATGAAGGTAATGATGCAGGTGCTCTATTGTGGATAAATCCAAGTGAATTAGTAGAGAGTAAACACTTTCCAGGTGAAAAGTTTACTAAAACAGAAGTATTACCAGTATTTTAACAATTAAAAAAGGAGAAAAGATGACTAATCTAAAAGAAATAGCTGAGATATTATTAAGAGCTCATCATTCAGAGTCAAGCTTTAATAATATAGTAACCTTAATGAACTCTAGTAGCAATACTGTTAAGCATGATATTGATAAGCTAAGAGATGGAGCTAAGCTAGAAGTTACGTTTGATATAGATAAAATCTATGAAATAGCAGAGTTAATAGAATCTGAGATACAATCAGCAAGAGATGATGCCTCTAATGCTGTTAGCTATGCTGAAGAAGTGCATGGTCGCTTAGATGAAGTTGATTATGAAATGGGTAAGCTTTTAGCTATGTTAGAAACAGCATGCCAAGAGCTAAAGAAAGTAGAGGCTAAAGATGAAAAAGATGAGTAAAAAACAAAAAGTCTTGCTTTATATGGTTACATATGGCTCAATAACTCAAAAAGATGCTATTGATTTATTCAATGCATATAGACTTAGTGCTATAATTTATGACCTCAAGCATAAAGATGGACATGATATAACTACTACGCTTGAAGGTAAGTCAAAGCATGCTAGATATACATTAAATGTAGAAACTGAATAATTTTCTCGGATAATTCGCTGAGAAATCGTAAATTATAAAGCTATTTAAAGGAGATAAGATGACTGAAGAAAAAACACCTGTAGAAATACAGGAAGCATTACCTGTCGAAGAAACCTCAAGCTCTATGTCTAAAGAAATTGGCAAATTAGCTCATGCTTTAGCTAAGGCTCAAGGAGAAATGGGTAGTGTGGCAAAAAGTAAGACTAATCCATTCTACAAAAGTAGTTATGCAGATATAAGTGACTGTTTAGCAGCCTCATTACCTGC